CGGAGTAAGAGAAGAGGAAATAGATAATGGCAAAAGCAAAAGACATTCGTATAGACCAGATGGTTTCTGTAAAACCAATTACAGATAATCAAAAGAAAGCAGTTGATGCCTATAAGAAGGGTAAGAACCTTTTTCTTTATGGTGCTGCTGGAACTGGTAAAACTTTTATTTCATTGTATCATGGACTTCAAGAAGTTCTTAAACATGAGACTCCATACGATACAGTTTACATGGTTCGTAGTGCAGTTCCTACTCGTGAGATTGGATTTCTGCCAGGCGATGAGGAAGATAAGACAGCACTATTTCAAGTTCCTTATCAGAACATGGTCAAATTTATGTTTGAACAACCTAACGAAGTTGCATTTAATCAACTATACGACAAACTAAAAAATCAAGGAAGTCTTTACTTTTTGACTACATCATTCTTGCGTGGTATCACGCTTGATAACGCTGTCATCATCGTTGATGAATGTCAGAATTTAACCTTCCATGAACTAGACACTATTGTAACTCGTGTAGGACAAGATTCAAAAATTATATTCTGTGGTGATTACTTCCAAAGTGATTTGAACGGTGCAAAAGATAGAGAAGGGATGAAGAAGTTTATTCAAATCCTAGATAAGATGGATAGTTTTGAAAACATCGAATTCACTATCGGCGACATTGTTCGATCTGGTTTCGTCAAAGAATACTTAATCAGTAAAATTAAATATGAACAAGGGGAAGATTGATGGCAAGATATGCGCCTTCAACATCCGTCCACGAGAAAACTCACAAGAGGACTTCTATCGGTAGTAAGAATCCAAAGATGAGTTCCATGAATAAACACACAAAGCGTTCTTGGAAAAAATATCGTGGGCAAGGAAAATTAAATCAAGAAATACTAGATTGTATTTAAAATATCTTTGGAAAATTATTATCTTTCCTTTTAAGGTAATTATGTTTCCTCTGATTATAATTAAGAATGCAATAGACCCAAACTGGTGGGCAGATCTAATCGGTGAGAAGTCTGGTGCATATAATAAAGCAAAGAATTCAAAACTAAGACAATGGGCTCTTGGTTTAGAAGGTTGGAAATGGTGGTTTTATCAAATCGTTGTGTGTGGTAGTGTCTTTGCACTTATAGAGGTTCTACTAAACATGGCGGGAATGACTATGTTGCCTTGGAGATAATTTCAAAAACTTCTTGACAACTCGTGGTTATAAAACTATAATGTATATAACATGTAAAAAGGTGAAATATTATGAACTTTACACACAATCCTGTTGAAATACCAGCAGTAAAAACTAAGAATGTAAATCGTAAAAGATTTTATGTAACACCAGACGGTGGACTATATCCCTCTATCACTACGGTTCTGAATGTTCGCAAAAGAGAAGGACTTGCAGAATGGCGTAAGCGTGTAGGTGAGGATGTAGCAAACTATATCTCTCGCACAGCAGCAACTAGGGGAACAAAGGTTCACCAGATGTGTGAGGATTTCTTAAATAACAATGAGGTTCAAAAGGACAATCGTGAGTTCCTACCTTATTGTTTGTTCCAGCAACTTAAACCTGTTATCGAAACAAATATAAATAATATATACGCACAAGAATGTGGTTTGTGGAGTGACAAATATAAAGTCGCTGGTAGGGTTGATTGTATCGCTGAATACAATGGCGTTCCGTCAATCGTAGACTTTAAAACTTCTCGTTCATCACGAAATGATGAGTATAATGAGTCTTATTATATTCAAGCAGCAGCGTATGCTGAGATGTTTGAAGAACGAACAGGTATTGAGATTAATCAAATCGTGATTCTTGTTGTAACAGAAGATGGACAAGTTCAAGAGTTTGTAAAACAGAAGCATGACTACTTACCAATGCTCGTAGAAACAATCGAACAGTTTGTCTCCGAATGGGAGAATGAAGAAAATGAAAAGGTTTCTACTGATAGTGTTGCTGACGCTGGCACCTTTTAGTGCCTATGCAAGTGACCCTCTATTAGACGCACCATGCACAGATGATGGGTGTCCAGAATTTAATATAGAGAATCCAGAACCAAAAGAACCAAGATTGGTTTTACCAGACCCTTATTGGGCAGTTAAACCAGTGCAATGCACTACAGTTCAAAAGATGATTGAATTGGTATCAAAGTATGGAGAAGTTCCTTCAATTAGATTTGAAGGTATGGTTTCAACACCAACACAACCAATGTCTATAGCGAATTATGTTATTGCAATGAATCCAAATACAAAGACATGGACACTAATAGAGTTTCAAACTGCAAATGATCAAGCATGTATTTTGGCAACTGGTAAAGGTGAATTAATTTTTAAACAGGATGGAATTAAGACTTGACTCTTTATACCTAGTATGGTATAAATAAGTTACAATTCGTTGATACAAATCAACGCTTGGATAGGACGGCGGTGCGATACCGCCCGCCTCCACCATAAACACATGGAGAACGAAATGCTAAATTGGTTAAAAAATTTATTCGTTAAAGAGTATTGGGGTGACTTGAGTCGTCATCGCATCTACTCTGGAAAATACGATGACCTTTGCATGTGATTATGATGGGGGCGAAATAGGATCGACTAACAAGTTTAGAGGCGAGTAGAATTGTCGGGTGACTCCGTAATTGGTCAAAAACTATAATTGCAAATGACAATTATATGCCAGAAATGGCACTTGCTGCCTAGTCTAACTAGGTAACGGAGTTTCGGTAGGTTTCTTGGCAACAGAATAACCTACCACTTAACTTTGGAGTTTATGTAATGAGACAGTTTATTTTTGACAGTTGGAATGGTGTGATGGATGCAGATAAAAGTCCACTCAGACATATTCCAGACACAAACACTAGACATCTAATTCTGCAAGTTCTTGCTTGGATGTGGTGTATCACCTTTGCAATGATTGTTGGAAGTTGGACAGCATTCGGAATCAGTGCAGTAATTCATATTCTATTACTATCAGCTATTGTTATTACGGTTGCAACATTTGAAACAGCAAAACGCAATCCAAACTTTTTTGAAAAGTTTCCAACATCGACTCCAAGTCGTAGTAGAAGTATGTTTTATAATGGGAAAAGAATTCAACTTGATCCACAAGATAAAGGTGGTGAACATGAATAAGTTCAAACAATGGTGGCATCATACTGATGGCCCAGAACTAGTTTTGTTTGCTACTCTGTGGGGATTGTGTGGATATGGTGCATATGTAGTAATACTTGCACTCATAGAAAGGGTGGCGCCTTAATACGCTCGTGTAGGACTACGGTTAGTTCTACTGCAACAGTCGAAGTATATGACTGCTCTGCTAAATTTACGATAGGGGGTAGGCGTCTGCCCCCTATCACACTCTAAGGAAGGAAATTATGAATCTAGAGGAGATATCAGTGATGACACCAAAGAAATTTGCAGTGGTGATTGAAGGTATTGTATAACAAGGTGGTATAAGTTATATGGATGCAATCCTAGATTATTGTGAAAAGAATCAAATGGAGCCTGACACAATTGCGCCCCTTATTTCAAAACCACTCAAAGAGAAGTTAGAAGCAGATGCAAGAGAGTTAAATTTCTTGCCGAAAGTAGCAACATTACCTATTTGAGAACACTATGGAAGCGTGGGAAGCCTACCAAGTATATCTTGGTTTGAAGTTACATTTTACAACAGATTATGATTACACCAGATATGGTGGTAGGACTTCTGCATCCAAGGCTTCGTTCTTAAAACGAAAAGACAGAAACTTCTTTGCTCGAGTTGCACGAAAGTATGACGAAAAAACTGTAGACTATTTCGTATCTAATTTCATTAAATCCCCTAAAGGTTATATCGGAGATTTCAGAGAGGAAAATTATCTGGAATGGTCTAAGAACAAACAAGCGATGACATATAAATTTATCACAGATATGTCATATTTATTTTCACAAGTATCACATTTTGATGATATTTTCTCTTTACAAAAGGGGAAACATCCTGTATTATTAAAGAACTTCCTTGCTAAAAGAATTAGTTTGGAGACAATGGTAATCCTACAAGGATTGCTAAACTATGTAAAACAATTTGACAAAGACATGAATGAGGATATTATATGGCCTGACACAAGAAGAATGATTGTTAAGTATAGTGCGTTTCTCAATTACGATAAAGAGAAATGTAAATGTCAACTACTCAAACTAACAAAGGAGACTTTCTGATGAGTGTAGAACAATCTACAGTTCAAGACGAAGTTGTTAGGGAACGAGATTTCTATCGTGTGAAGCTTGATGAAGCAAATGCACGAATTAAGTCTCTAGAGTTTGATAACGCAGAACTTGTGAAGCGTGATCAAGACCTAACAAAGCGTATGTCAGAGGTTGCCAATAAAGGCACCTACCGTCCTAACAGGCGGCGACATTAAAGGTTTGCGTCTATGGTGGAACTGGTAGACACGCTAGACTTAGGATCTAGTGCTGAGAGGCGTGGGGGTTCGACTCCCTCTAGACGCACCAATGATAGGGTTCTGTTCCCCTTGTAAAAAAATTGAACAGATGGTGTCACAGGAGTGGGCCATCCTAAGCATGATGAGAAACTGCTTAACTAACTGAGGAGAACTCATATGATAACATTTATCGTTGCACTAGCAAGTGGGATGTTTGTTTATGATAATGCAGACTTCTTTCAAACAATGAAAGAAAATCGTGCCGATGGCATGAAGTGGGAATATGTTGGTAAAACAAAACATGTTGATGATTCACCAGCAATTCCACTACAAACCAAAGACGGCGAAGTGATTTATTGGAAAATGAAATAGAATGCACTATAAACAACTGTCACAAAATAAATGGATAGTCAAAGTCCAACAGGACGGTAAGACTAAAGATTTATACATCGAATTCCCGCCTGGTTGCATAGACCAGGCAGGATGGGATGTCGGCGATACATTAATATGGGATGAATTACCAAACGGTGATTGGAGTTTGAAGAAAAAGAATGAATGTGACTGAACAAGGATATAAAGAAATGAATACAACTGCAAGGTTGATTAGTTATAGTCAACCTTCAAAAGAAGATTTATATGTTGGAGACAACATTGAAGATCTGATTGCTTATTGTGCTCGAGTGTCAAATCCGGCTAATCAGTTCAATAAACAAACTGCACAAAAATTGATTATGTATCTCGTGAAGCACAAGCATTGGAGTCCACTAGAGATGGTCAATGCTTGTCTTGAAATTGAAACAACTCGTGACATTGCACATCAAATTGTGCGTCATCGTAGTTTCAGTTTCCAAGAGTTTAGTCAACGGTATGCAGAACCTTCTGCAATGGGTAATGAGTTTGTTATTAGAGAATGCAGACTACAAGACCCTACTAATCGACAAAACTCTGTTGAGATTGAAACAGACCCATCTATTCAACTTGACGCTTCTAAAGAAGAGTTGGTTACTGAATGGCGTAGACGCCAACATGGTATCATCAATCAGGCGAAAGGATTGTATGAATGGGCAATTGAAAATGGTATTGCAAAGGAACAGGCTCGTTGTGTTCTTCCAGAAGGATTGACTAAAACAAGACTTTACATGAATGGAACACTACGCTCATGGGTTCACTATATTGAGTTGCGTTCTGCAAATGGAACTCAAAAGGAACACATGGAAGTTGCTGTTGCTTGTGCAAAAGAAATCGCTAAAATTTTCCCACTAATGGAGAAACTATAATGGAAAGGTATATCAAAACAAGAATTGAACAATTGGTAGACGATATGAATCGTGCATCCAATGAACACGACAAACAATGGTATAATCGTTTGATTCAAGAACTTGATTGGGTTCTGATGATGGACGGTAAGAAATCTAAACGGAACTGTTCTATTGATGATGCAACACCAGCAGAATGGGATGAAGCATCTCGTTCAATTCGATGGACACAAGATATGTCTGGAACTGGGCAATATGTCTATGGTGAATACAAGTATACAAATGAATAGAGTCTTTATATTAGGTAATGGACAATCCAGAAAGAATATTCATCTAGAAGGATTGAAACATCTTGGTAAAGTATATGGATGTAATGCTCTATATCGTGACTTTACACCAGATGCACTTGTTTGTGTGGATGGTGGAATGCAACACGAAGTTTATACCAGTGGATATGCACTAAAGAATAAGT